TTCAACGTCGCTGAAGTGACCCCAACGTACAAAGTACTTGTCGAGTTCAGGTACGAATATTTCATCGTTCATAACTGATTGAACGTTTGTAGGCACCTTTGACTCCTGAGGTTTGGACTGACCTTCGAACGGGATAACAAGACCCGCAAGGTTATATACACCATAGCGAACTTTGGTGCCAGCGTCGAAGATCTTATCGACATCCTTGTGAGTGCAACCCATTTGGTCAGCAATAATTTTAAGCTCAGGCTTACGAAATTCCTCCTTGCCAGGATAAACTTCTGCAACCTTTTCCATGATTGCACGCTGAGAGAAAGAAAGATTGTTCATAATATAGTCTCCATCATCTAGTTCATTTTCCATTCTTAGATATATTATACCACAGTTTTCAGTAAATGTAAAGGACTTTCTGCAGTTTTTTTCACTTTTTTTAAGTTGGCCTGTCCGGCAGGACTCGAACCTGCGACCCACGGCTTAGAAGGCCGTTGCTCTAATCCAGCTGAGCTACGGACAGATTCCATACTTAAGCTACCATTTCTGCAAACTTGACTGCTAGAGTCCTGTTTGCTTTCTTTGAGTTAGCGTGCTTCTTAAATGCTCGAGTGATATCACCTTTCTTTGCGTTATCTTTTACATCAAATTCTGTTGTGTCTGTGTTTGCAGACTTTCCATCACATCGTAGGATAAAGTATCTATCATAGCCAGCAACGTTATCGTAAGAGCTAAACTTATTCTTAAGAAACTGTTGACGCGCTTTGTAGAACTCGTTATGACCAAGATCGATGTTGCGCATACCGGAATTGAAGTCGTTCCTATTACCAGCAAGGAAGTAACCTGTTACTGAGTTACACTGCTTCTTAATATTCTTCAACAGAGCTTCAGTCAGAGTAATACGGCTACCGTCTTTAGACTTAGTAGTTACGATGTTGCCGTTAACGTTGATTGAGTAACCACCATGCTTATATTCATAGACATCTTCGTTCTCATGACGAGCAGCTTCAATCCTAGAACCATATCCATCTGTAAGAAGAATGAAGTTGGTCTTTTGAATGTTATTCTGCTTAGTGAACCTTTCAATAAGAGTAGGTACTGCAATCAACATCTCGTCTAATGGTGTACCACCCATGCGTTCCATTTCGCTGAAAGCCATATAGTGGTGGTGATAAGCATAGAAAGAAGTCCTGAACAGGTTTCTAAAAGCTACTTCAAACTCACCTTTAGGAAGAGAAGAACTCAACAGTTGATAAAGCTTAGTGTCCTTATGTTCTACGTGTGCGTAAGGAGTCTTGACTTGTTGTGACTTTCCACTACTTGTAGAGGTGAAACCCCAGACCTGAAATGGAATATTAACTTTCTTACAGAACATGGAAAGCACCAAGACTTGCTTGAGTACGTCACGCATGATATGCTGCATAGAACCAGAGTAATCAACCATCATGAACATACCATGGTTCTTAGCGTCCGGTGTCAGAGTCATACGCTTGAAGATATCGTCGGTATACTTATAGGCATACAGCTTGTTAACATCAAGAGAACCAGACCTAGCAGTCTGCGCACGCTTAGATCTCCAAGCAGCCTTACGCATTTCAAACTCTTTAGCCATAACCATTACAATCTTCTTGTTATCTTCCAAGAAAGCTTCGTAACAGTTTGTGAAATTTTCACTTGGTGTATGATAACCATAACTCTCTTCGCGAGACTTTTTGATTGTCTTATAAGTAACAATCATGTCTTCAAGTTGTTCTTTGGTAAAGCCGTTTGCAACGAAGGTGTTATTACCTCTTGCGTCTTGATCAATAAGCTTATGTTCGTTACTACGCTGAGCATCATCGGTCTCAGAAGTAACTTCACCACCTTTAGTGCCTTCACCGTTAGCTTGGGCTACTCCTTCGGGAGTCCGATCTGTTTCTGGCTCACTGGCCTGTCCCTCAGGCTGTACATTGTCTCCAGAACCTTCACCTTCTTTTTCTTTTGGTTCCTCGCCTGCTTCCATACTTTTAGATCCACCTTCTTCATGATTATCCATATCTGAAGGTTGATTAGTTTGCTGTTCACCTTGGTCAGCAGTTGGGTCAATAGATTCATTTTCCATTTCCATTTTATTATCGTCAGTATTAGGCATGGAAGGAGGATTCTTAACTGCGTTCTCTTTAGCCCACTCATAGAGCTTAGCACACACAGCCAATACGTCTTCCCAAGTCTCAACCGCAAATGCTTCCTTGACCAAAGGTGCTTCGTCAGCAGAAAACTGAACTTGAATAAGATCACGAAGCTTTGCCTTGAGATTGATACGGTCAATAAGATTTACATATTGAGGTGAGATTGCAGGATACTTTGATGCACCAAAAAAGTCATCTTCGTCTAGTTTCTTGTAACCGCGCTTGAACGAAGCTACAAGGCCAGGATACTTACGCTGAATAAGTTTTTCGATACGAATATCTTCAACAACATTTAAGAAGCTACGAGGACAACCAGGAATCACAACGTCAGCGTCGTGCCACCCTTCAGGTGGAGTAAAGAGGGCATGCCCAACTTCATGACCTACGAGGAGGTCATATACATTCTCTAACTGGGTCCAAAGCGGTAAACCAAGTACACGCTTCTCTACATCAAAGAAGGCAGTTTGAAAATTGCCGTGAATAACTTCAATGTTTTCAGTAGCTAAGAGCTTTGCTAAAATAGACTTTTGAGTATTGATCATCATTGTCTCCTTCCATTATTAGTATTATACCACAGTTAGGAGAGAAAGTAAAGGACTTTCTGCAGTTTTTTTCACTTTTTTTTAACCACTAACGTATATCCCTTTGGGATCACGCCTCTGGTAGAAGTTCTTTTGGTTGTGTAACTTACCCAAGACTTCTTGAATCTCACGCGTTTGTTTTGCAGAGCGTAACGCGTTTTCGATTATATCAATATCCTTTACTGATAGTTCAAACTTTGTGTTAGGTTTCATCTTCCTTCTCTTTCGGAATCCATCTTTCGTCCCATATAGGATCGGTTAAGCAATATTCTTTAGGAACGGAACCCCACCCTACAGTGCGGTCCCATTGTCTTTGTGTGTATTTTACTTCAGGTTCGGAAGTGTCTTTACGAAGTCCGTTATCATCGGAAAGATCGGCTCCAGCGCTTTTGCGCATGCTCTTGCTACTTCCGTGCATTCTTTTTGTGTCCCATTTGCTGTCCTCAATTCTACAAAGTGTGTCCATGATCTGAGTGTTCCATTCATGTACATACGTGATATTGTCATACCCTCAGGCAAGACAGCCCTAGCTTGCTCTTTAGCAATACCATTCTGAATAGCCCAATCATATGCTGACTTAGCGGTGTTCTCAACACCAGCCTGTCTTCTATTCCACTCTGTGACGAGTTCTTGTTGGGATGCATTCAACTGAATAGCAGGATCATTCTCAATCTCAATAGAGTTCTGTCTGTTCTTTGGATCTTGGAGTCTACACTCACGCCTTGTGAAGGCACCAGCCAACTCCTTATCAGGCTCGGCATACCTCTGCGAAAACTCCTGAAAGGAGAATGAGCGGTGTCTTAGAATTTGCCGGGCGATATCTCTGGTTGTTGTGATTTCTAAACAAGCACTGGCCATCTCCAATGGAGACCAATGATTGTGCTTTATAAGATACTGGACCAACTTGTCAGCAGTCTTCTTATTGTTTTGGTTGCCTGGATTAGATACCCTTGCACAAAACGCTACAAGGTCTTGTGTATCTTCAATCCCTTCGATTCTGAACTGTTCAGTCGGAACCGAGTGGCTAACTAGTCTTACTTGCATTATGCTACCTTTGAAAAATTACGTTCTTTTGTGAATTCAATCTTAGACCTGAACTTACCGTCCAGCAAATCACCTTTGTGTGATATGACAAACACGTTACTATCATCCTCAAGTGTACCCAAGATCTTCATCAGGTTGTCAATGCCATCGTGATCGATCGAAGAATCAAAAGTCTCGTCCAGAATCAAGAGGTTCGTGGACGTTGAGTTTTTCATCTTGGCTATTTGCCGCCAAGTAAACAATAACGAGAGATCGATACGCTGCTTCTCACCTTCGGAGAACGAAGCGTAGTTAAAGGCATCACGATGTCTTGATCTGATAACCTCATTGAAGTTCTCATCAAGATTAAACGAAACGAAAAAATCCAGAACTTGCAGGTACTGATTGACCAGCTTGTTCATCACAGGTAGATACTGTTTGATAACCTTAGTCTTAATACCAGTATCTTTCAACATCTCAGCGGCAGCGTCAGAGTAACTCTTATCCTCCATTAGTCTTAGCTTGTTATCACCAATAGAATCACGTTGTGTAATCAGTTTATCTAGTTTAGAATTTGCCTGACCTAGATCTCCTTCACTACCTGTAAGTTTATTTATATCATTATGTAGAGTTTTGATAGCTTTTTGTAGTCTATCAATGGTAGTATTATTGGTATGAATATCCTGTTGCTTTGATCTGATATTGCTAATAGTCTCGTTTACACTTTCCAAACTGGTCAAAACACTATCTGATTCGGTAGCTACGTCGTCGAGTGCTTCTTTCAGTTTTACAGCTTTGGCTTTGGCTTCGTTGATCTTACGATCTCTGAGTTCTTCACCGATCTCTTGTTCACAGGTAGGACACTCGGCGTTATCCTCATAGAACTTAGCATCCTTTACAGTAGTCTTAACCTGTTGTTCAAACTGGTGGCGGTAATTCAAAAGAGTCTGTTTCTTATCATTCAGCTTATTTACCAGTCGTTCAGCTTCGCTATTGTGTTCATCAATGTAGTCTGATGCTTGCTTACATGCGGCTTGGAGGACTTCAATCTCTGATTCATGTTGTTCAAT